GAAAACATCATCTTCATTATAGCAAAGGCGAATCTTTTGCTTGTTAAATGCTGCTTTCGTGCAGACAAAAAACTTACCATTCTGCGGGTTAGTTCCCCACACTAATGCCGGGGCACCATCAAGTTTCACACTGATGCTAGAATCAGCATCATAAAACCAATCAAGAACCGACAGATTACCCGTCAGGATACAATCTTCTGGATGGTTAATATGAATGTTTTGCATTTGTTTGATCGTCATACTACTGATGCACTTTCACGGGCCCAGTTTAACTCACCAATTCTTGCAGAATACATTACCATTGCTTTCAGTATAAACGAAATCATAGCATAGATTACGACTGAAAGTTTCTTCCCAATTAACTACAATGAAATCAGGAATATCGTATCCCATTTCTTCACAATAAGATTCTGCAAAATCACCCGCAGAGTAATAGTTTCCACGATAAGCTTCTCCAACACTGTCCAAAGAATCAATGTAGAATTCGCTGATGAAATCTTCTACAACATCCATACCGAATTCTTCTACTTTATCGTAGTATTCCTCATAGTAGGTCATAAAATCACTCTCACTATGAGTATCAATGAAGTCCAGAATATCCTCCAGGACATAATCATAGGAATCTTCAATGAGTTTTTCAATCTTCTCTATAGTTTCAGGTTGCAGAGATTGCTTATAGTTAGAAGTCAGAGTAACCATTTTGTGTGTTAAGTAAGAGGTTCAGTTTCCGTTGAGAAAGTCGTGAAGAGCAGCACGATACTCTTCATAAGTTTTGTAAATGTCCCGCATATCTTCGGGAACCTGAGGATAGGATGGACGCTTACATTCAGCAAGAGTATAACCTTTCTCTTGAATGTAGTCAGTATAATCGTTTTGAGTCATTTTTAATGGTTAAAGAAAATGGCAATAAGTATGAGATAAACTAAGTAAAATGAAGAACAAAGAAATACTGCATTGCCATTTTCTTTACTTGAATCGTTTTCCAATGCAAATGATAATGCAATAGGAAAAGAGAAAAACGAGATAGCAATAAAGTCAATCATCAGGAATAGTGTGCGCAGCTGACCCACGATGGAATACCCGCACGTTGCAGATTAGAGTTGATTCGTTCAACCTCATTCTCTGCCGCTTCTTCATCGTAAGTCTCATACAGTAGTTCTACACTACCGTCAGGTTGAGTTTGGTAGATGTGAAACATTTGGGTTCCGCTCATACTACTGATGCACTTTCACGGGCCCAGTTATTATCATTCTTGGGATTCTGCTGCGGATGCTGGTATGGGCAGGCAGTCTCAGGTGAGACCCGCTGAGAACCCTTGGTATCACTGGGGTCTGTTTTCCAAAAAATCGGTGATTCTGCGTTCAGGTACTATGGGAGGTGTGCTAGGATGAAATCTCCGAAAAATCACAAAGTATAAAAAAGAGGAGATTACCAGTCCCCTCTCATATACAACCACATCCTTCTGGAATTATCTACACTCTGCGGAAGTCACTTTATTTACTTAAGCGAGGCAAAACTCCCTTCCTCGTTGATATAATCAGGTGCTAGTTTTCAGGTAAATCCTATCCATAATGCACATAGAAAGTTCCATCATCAGGTCGCAATCAAGTTTCCCAATTTTACTCTCAAGTGCATCAGGAATCACCTCCATCATTAGTTCAACCCATCGCTCGTCGTTGTTAATGTAATCTATAACTTCTGGCGTAAGAGCAGCAGCAAGATTCAGAACTGTTTTAGCGGAAAGAGTCATTGTTCAGGAGAGATAAGATCAGCAGTGGTATGAAGTACGCTTGCAGTGCTGTTACGAACTGCTGGAGAGAATGTAAAGAAAACGATGAAGATAAGGGCAATCAGTTTCACTTTGTCAGGAGACTTGAATGTGAGTGTTTTTCTTCGTGCCATTGGACTTAGGAAAAATCAGACCGTATTCTTTAATCAGAATATCTCTCACTGCCTCTCGGTCAATCGTATCACCATCAAAGGGAAAGTTAGCAGTTTCAATATGTTTTTGAGTTGCTTCTTTTACCTGTTCCCTTGTGGCACCCATATCATAGATGCCGCCTGAACCATAGAAATCCAGGACATAATCAATGAAATCAAACGTCATAAACCTTGTGCTGATTGAACTCGTTTTGATAGGATTGCTTGAGTGCTTCATCATCTTGAACCCAAGAAAGACTCAGCATATAGTTGTAGAAATCCATCCAAGACATACAATCTTGGTAGAGATATTCAGGATACTTTTGATAGAAAGTAGTGGAAGTCATTGTTCTTTTGAGTGTAAATCAGATAGAAACGCAAGCACCAACACGAACTTGATTCAGTGCGGTTTGGATATAACCAACTGCCTTATTTGCATTGAAGGCATTTTTCCAGTGATAATGTGCCTGGGCACAGTTATGCACACCGTAGTAATAACGGCGAACATTAGAGGCAGAAAGATTCAGTTCCTTTGCAATCTGTTTGGTGCTAAGACCATCACGATAAAGATAGTTAATCTTCTCGCAAAGTTCGTTAGTCCTTTCGTTTGCCTTAGCGAAAGAAATTGGAGCAACGGTGATAGTTCTCATTTCAGTTAGTTTGATTGGGATTGATGTAGTTGGGCAATGTGAAGTCAATATAAGGTCTTACTGTATTTCCTTCACTATCATAGACTCCATTGAAGCAAATTTCAGCGACTGCTTCGTAACAATATGGACCACGCGATTCCTCAGTAACAGTGAAGTCAGCGTTATAACGACGCAGGAGTTCCTCAAAGTCCCTCATAAATGCGTCAGTGATTTGTTGTTGGTCGGTCATTTGAGGATTGCCCTTACACTACTGATGCACTTTCACGGGCCCAGTTGTTATCAGTTAAACTTTGCATTCACTCCAACTACCTTGCAAGTTGGGTTGCGAATGAGTGCAGTTTCGCGGGCATCTTTCGGTGTGCTAGCATACACTTCCTCAATGAACACTTTGCCCCCTTGATAGAGTTTAACTTCGTATTTCATACTGCTTGCTTGTTACGAACTCGGCGGACTTCATCGTCAATAATCTCAAAAACTTGTTCGTACATATAATCACACGAACCAAGTTCATTTAGAACCTCACAAGTATCATCATCATTCAGATGCACTTGTTCATCCAGGTTCTCAAATCCATCATCACCAGTAGGATAGAAGAACACATCCTCTTTGGTGAATACAAATGCAGCGCAGGGTGCGTTCTCACCTTGTTGCTCAATCAGGCGATTGACGCTGTTGCGAAGTTCAGAAAGTGTGCGGTACATAATCAGTTCTGGATAGGAAAGTGGTCGTATTCGTAGTCAGCAACATTAGGGTGTTCGTGGAGTAGATTATCCACAAACTTCATCACCTCATCATCATTCAGGTCTTGATTGAAATAAACAGCAATCCGAACCATTCCGTTAGTTTGAGTCATTGTTGGGAATCGTGGGTGGTCATACTACTGATACACTTTCACGGGCCCAGTTCAGTTAAGAACCTCTTTAGGGTCAGCACCTACAGATTCAATCACACTTTCAATTTCATCAGTATCCCAGTAACCTTCAATGTTATCAAGGACTGCTTCTTGTCCCATATTGGACATATTCTCCACAATGGTTTCGTATGCAAACTGAACCAGACAATCAATATCCATTCCTTCTACGACTTGCTCAGCGTAGGTTTCAATCAGTTGTTGCAGTTGTTGAGAAGTGAGTTCCATTGTTTTGAGAGAAGTGAGAGTTTAGTGAGAGAGAATCAGTTGAGAAGTGTTGGTCTTTTATTACATCAATTCCATTTCAATCCTATTGATTGCAGACCTATTTGCATTTGGATTGGGGACTTCTTTCAAGCACTTAAGAACTTCTTCAAGTGCTGCTTTTGCCTCATTATTCCTTGTGTCTGCATAAGTTTCTCCCGCTGGTGCTGTGGAGATTGCAGTTGCGATACATTGCAACAGAGTTTTAGTCATTTTGAGTAATCAGTCGCGGTCAGAAATGTTCCAGACTTTAATCGGTTCGGGTTTAATCTTACCGTCCCGAACTTGCTGCTGATACTGATGCTGAGCAGCAATTTGTTTGGTATAGTTCTGCATTGCAAGTTGCACTGCAGGGTCATTCTTTGCGTTTTCGTTGAGAATATACATCAGGCAGGAAAGGTCGTGTCGTTCATACTACTGATGCACTTTGACGGGCCCAGTTGTTATCAGTCCCTCCAAGTTCCGTGTTGAATATGAATCTTCTTGATTTCAGTGTAAAGAAACTGGCGAAGTTTGGGGTCAGTGGTAGTATCAAATGCAGTATAAAGACGACTCAGATATTCTTTCTGTGTCGCACATTTGACTACCTTTGCCTCAGTTACTCCAAGGTCTTTGAGTGTAGAACCTGCCTTAACCTTTGATTTTCCGAAGTTCCCAGAAACGCGACCAGAAGTTCTAAGTTGTGGTTTAATCTTGGAGAGGTTAGAGTAAGTCATTTTTGAGGAGAACTTTTACGACAGATGGTAGCAATCTTCCAGGCAGGTTGAGAATCCTGTGTGATAGGATTACAGACCCATTCCAGTTGCTTGGTCTGGAGATTGCTGCAGACGTTATACACTTGCATTTCAGTCCTCAATCCACTTTTCTCCATCATAAACAAGTCGTGGACCGGAGACCTCAGTGAACTCCATCAAGTAGTAGTCAATGGATACACCTTCCACAGATGCTTCTTGGAGAACTTGATTATACAGTTCTTCATCAATGAAGTGGTATTCAGTTTCAATCAGTTTATTAGACATTTGCGGGAGCGACTTCAACGCCGCGAATAAGGTTTTGACGGTCTTGGGATAGAAAATCATCTGCAATCTTGCCGCAAGACGAGCGAGAAGAGACAAACTTGACTTCCCAAAGGTTTCCATCTTCATTAGGAACCCAGTATTCAAGTACAACGCGATACTTCTTCATACAAGTTGCAGTTTGGGAGAACGTTGAACAGAATAGGTGAAATGATTTGCAGTGATGGAAACAGCGTGTTCAGGTGCGCCCAGTTCATCTACAACTTTCCAGAAATCTTTACCCTCCTCAATCACAACATATCCGAAAGTTCCAGCAATACAGAGTTGGTCAAGACCACACTTTTCTGCTTGACGTTGAGTAGGAAACCGCTCCTTACGATTCCACCAACCAAAACGGTCAACATTTTCCGAAGGACCAAAAGTGATGCAAATGAATTCAGACATTTCAGTAGTTTTCTTTGGTGTTTTGGCGACGTTGGGAATCCTCATCTTCTCTGAATGGTTTATACTCTGGATGAGCATTTTCCCATCGGATAAGTTCATCAATCCAGGAAGATTGTGATTTTGGTTGAGTGTTCATACTACTGATGCACTTTCAGGGGCCCAGTTACATTTCAATCACAAACACAGAACGCTGAATCATTTCCTTAGGAAGGTAAATGCTTCCAGTATCAGTATCCAAACTAAAGTAACTCATATGTGTAACTTGAGACAGAAGATTGCAGAGATTCAAGTAATCTTCTTGGTTGTATTCTTTATCTGTGCTTTTAAAGACTCCACGGGGAGTGTGTGCTACGATTTTCATTTCAGTTCTCCTTTGAGTTGATTTACAAGGTCTTTTGCCTGAGTCAAAAATGCCCTAGATTGATGTGCCCTACCTTTATGAATGAGCACCCAATCAGGTTTCTCTATTGATTGTTGAGGCAGATGACCGATTGTTCCCCGTGTGTATTCAATAGCATTCCAGAGTTGATCCAGTTGTTCTTTAGTGATTGTGGTGGTCATTTCACTCATACCTCAGTTTGCTTATCACAACCACATTAGTAGACCAAGGAATTACGTTGAGGTTTTCGTTATAAAGAACTCCTTTATCTTTTACTACATTACCCCCACGAACCTCAATAGTATGTCCATCAAGAATACCAATCGTAAAGATGACCCTACCCTCTTCATTGAGAATTGAAATCTCATTAGTGATGGAATCAACTTTTACTGTCTGAGTTTTGTTAGTCATAATCAGTTATTCAAAATACCAAGAGCATAAAGTTGTCGTTCAATCCTTTGACTTGGAGAACCAGTAAAAGCACCAGCAAGTTCAGGATTTAGAGCATCAAGTCGTTGTGCAAGGTCAAAGCACTTTTCAACTTCTTCTTCAAGTTCTTTGTAGTCCTCTTTAAGTAGTTGTTCTTCTTGTTCAGTCATTTGTTTTCTACCAGTACAGATAATATTCAATGAATCTCCAACACGCATACCATTGGAAGGAACAAAAACATCTTTAGTCATCTTTATTCAATCGTGCCTCAAGGTCATCAATTTTAGTATAAAGTTCTACAATCGTATGAATTAGTTCATTATAATCCAATTCGGGATGATTACCGTCCTTTGAAAGTAATCTCCAGCATCTTTGATACTCTTCAGTTTGTTCGTGAAAAAACCAGTCGTTAATCATTTCAGGTCAAGGAGTTCGCGTTCTTCTGGAGTTAGACGAGCAATCAGTTCTTTGCGTTTTTCTGCTTTGATTCTCTTTTGTTCTTGTTCATCCAGTTTTCTATCAAGAGTTTCCATCACATAATCAAGAGGATTTCCTTTATTCCAAGTTTTCTCACCTGTTTGAGTGATGACTACATACTCATCAAAGTCTCGGGGAGAATACATTTCAAAGATACGGACTACATAATCCCCATCTTTATCTTCATTAACCTCAACAGTCAGACCAAGTTTATTTGCTTTGGCAAACAGTTGGAGAAGTTCAGTTGCTTGAATAGTCATTTCAGTTATCCTTTAGATTAAGACTAGCACCAGTTGTCATACCAGCAATAAAAGCATCTTCTAATGCGTTACGAATTTCCCACACAGAAACAACGTGATAGTCAAGGTCATCACTCTTACGGATTTCCAATGTTTCAAAGTCAGTAAAGTTCTTCTGGGCAATACCAGTCAGAATCTTATTCAGTAGTTCTTTATTAGTGGTCATTTCGGTCATTCTCCAGGATAAGTCATAGAATTGATATAACTCTCTTGATACATACCTTCATCAAAACCATCACTATATCCTTCTTGACGAGCACTCTCCATAAGATTGTGAATAGCACTCTCAACAGAAGGAAGAAGATTAGCAGATTGAGTAAGTTCTTGAAGTTGATTGAGAAGTTCGTTGGAAATCATTTCAGTTGTCCTCTTGATTGCGGAATACTTTGGCAAACTCTTCTGCTGCCTCAAATGCAAGTTCAGCACCGAACTTAAGAACTTCCCGTCGTTCTTGTTCAGTTGCAGCTTGAGCATTAGTCATAGTTTTCAACCACTCAATATAGAGTGTTTGACCAATATCTACGAATCGTTTTTGTGAGAAGTCAGTCATAATCAGTTAATGTTCAGTTTCAGTTTAAGTGATTGAAGAGACTGTTTGCGGGATTTGATTTTGCCCTTGCACATACCCTTGGTTTTCTTACATTTACCAGAGTTGTGTTTCCAGTTAGGTGTGTTCATACTACTACTGCACTTTAAGGGGCCCAGTTTCAATCAACAGGCAACTGTGCTACACTTTTGCCTTTCTTACAATCGTTAATATACTTTCTAGCAGAACTTTCGGTTCTACAAAGTTTCTCAAGTTGCTGCCCCTGATGGATGATAAGGTATCCTGCGTTTCCATAAGGAATCGCTGCATATACTTCGTCACCCTTACCTACACTGAATCCTTCTTTCATACAATAAACTCAAGAACATTTACATTTTTAGTAATGTGTTCTTCCAAACGTTTTATGAAAATCTTACAGTATTCTTCACTAATCTCGCAACCAGAAAATATCCTATTATTCAAATATGCCATTTTTGCAGTAGTTCCAGAACCAGCAAAGGGGTCAATAACCAAATCACCTTCATTTGTCCAAGTTTTAATTTGATCTTCTGCAAGTTTTTCAGGCATTATTGCAGGATGTTCAAATGCTATCTTATCTTTTGTGGTATGACCACCACCTATAACATACTCGAAAACATTTCTTACTTTTGAGAAAGCGTTTCTTTTCGTAACTTTATATTTTTTTTCACCATCCTTTCCACGATACTTTTGATTTGCCTTTAGATTTCCGTACTTACACTCAACCTCAATCGGATTAAATGTGTTTGGCGTTCCTTTACTAAAGCAAAAAATATATTCCCAAGATTGATGATACCTCTTACCACTACTTGGCATTGGGTTCTTTTTTAAGTAAATCATAGTATCGTGCAACTTAAAACCACACTCCACAAAATACAGTGCTTGTTTCATAGAAGTTCCAGTTTCACTACCATTGATAGTTTGGTCAGCAACATTCCAAACTACAACTCCACCATCTTTAGTGATGCGATACAATTCTTTTGCTATAGATTGAAAGTCAAAAGAATAACCATTGTAATTTCTGATATTATCATAAGGTGGGGATGTTAGAGTCATATCAACACTATTATCATCTAAACTTCCCATCCACTCAATACAATCCTGCAAGTACAAATCTATATTTTCTTTACTGTACTTTATCATACTTTTCTTTTGCTTCTTGGATAGAGACCTCATAGTTATCATAGCATTTGACAGTAAAATTGGCAACGCACTTGTTGGCATCAAAAGTCTTTTTCACATATACGCAAGTTTGAAATGCACTTGCATTACCAGAAACTCTTTTTATTTTCCAGGTCTTCTTCCAGTTATTTTTTGACCTATCTGGATTAAGATAAGCACGAGAATCATCCCAAATAAGATTTAGATTTTCATACTCATCTTGCTTTTCAACAAATACCCTAACATTGTAATCATTGTCAGAACGATTATGGAGAATAATTACATCAAGCATAGTGTCAAGATTAAACTCCTTAAAACTTTCCTCTCTTTTTTCAACAAGAGTCTTAATTACACCTTCTCCAATGTTTTCATTTTCATCTAAAGGACAACGACACTGAACAAAACTACAGGTTTGTATGTCACCTTTCGTGAAAGATTTTAGAAGTGATTTTATGTTCAATCCAAACTGATTTTTCATCCCATCTGCCATAAAAATATCTCCTGGTATGTGTTCACCATACACAGATTTGCTGATGATTTTCTCCCAAGTATTGGGAGTAATGATACCTTCTTGCGTTGCATATACCCACACAAGAGACTCAAGACCGTAAACATCAAAGTCAATCATTACACTTTTCAAAAAATTGTCGATTTGCTTGCGAAGAATGACCTATGACACCCTTGCAATAGAATTGCAGAAAAATCGGGGTTTGACCCCTGATGGATACAGGGGTCTTAGGATGCGACTCAGCGCCGCACCACACTGATGGCAGGTTCTCCCTTCTCAAAGATGGTATCAACAACTGCCTGAACAGAGCGAGCAGTAGCAACACCAACCGAACTATAGACAGGAATACAAACCAGACCAAAGGACTTGGTATAAGTTTCCAGAGCACCCGGTTGGATATTACCAGAGGCAAGTTCGCGAGCATCATCGTGGTGCAGACGAATCACCCGACCGATAGTTTGGGAGATTCCAATGAAGTCCATATTCCGCATAAACAGAACTGCCTCAAGACCAGAAACGTTGATACCTTCGCTGAGAATGGAGTGGTGAAGAATGACGAACTTTTTGTCGTTATCCTTACTCCAGGCACTGAGAGTATCAAAGAACACCTCACGATTGACTTTCTTACCGTCAATCACCGCACCCGTCTTGGCAGTAATATACATCCAAGAATAACCGCGCTGATTGAGTTCAGAGCAGAAATCGGTTTCTGCAATCAGAGAGACAATCTGCTTGGTTGCCTTAGCACAAATCAGGATTTTACCCACAGAGTTCTCATCAATGGTTTCCAGAAGATTTGCAGCATCTCGGTCATAGTTGGTCTGCTTACCAGTCACCATAGGCAGTTGCTTGACGATGACTTTAGGCGGAACAATATAACCACCACTCACAAGTTCAGGGGCAGGAACCTTACAGATGACCTGACCATAAACATCAACATCATTCATTCCGGGTTTGCCGGCAGTGACGCTGTGCTTAGGAGTTGCAGTAAAGAAGTAGGAACGCTTTGCATCGTAAGAAAAATGCTCAACTGCAGCGAAAAAGTGACGCTGAACGCTATTGTGTGCCTCGTCAAAGTAGATGGTATCCACATCAACCTCAGCATCAACAAGACGACGCAGAGAGTGATAGGTGGTTACAATCAGTTTGTGACGGTCAGAGTGAGCATCAACCCATTCCGCAATAGTATCAGGACGAGTAGAAGATTGGTGATGCGTCTCTCCACTATGGACGTGGAAAACCTTAGCGTTAGTGATAAACTCCAGGAACTCAGCAGACAGTTGCTCAGCAAGCAGAATGCGAGGAGCGACAACTACAATAGTCTGAGGAGTTTCTTGAGAGAACTCACGCACAGCATCGTAAATCATCTTAAGGGTCTTGCCGCCACCTGTGGGGACGATTAGTTGACCTTTGCTATGCTTAGACATAGCATCAATGCCGCGTTGTTGGTGAGGACGAAGTTTGAATTGCATTTGTTTGGTGCTCATACTATAGAGGCAGTTTCAGGGGCCCAGTTCAGTTCTTAGGTTGAACTTGAGCAGGAGCATCAGGAGCATCAAATCCTTTCTTCAAGGAATCGCCCTGAACAAAACCTACGCCACCAAGAATAAGAGCAAGAGCAAGAGTGATTGCTGCTTTAATGTGACCAGCATCAGTATCACTACCATTATCTGCATATTCTTCTACAGACTGGTTAGTGACCTTTTCGCCAATCCAAGCACCAGCAGCGCCACCCAGACCCATCAGAATCCAAGGAGTAAAAGACATAAATGCCCAGGCAGCTGCGATAAGTCCAATGAGTGCTACAGTTCCATCAAGACTTGCCTCAGAACCTCCAGAACTTGAGCGATTGCTTACTTGACGAAGATTTACAATCTGCTGAACATTTCCGTGCTTCGCATAGATTTGTTCCTTTGCACCGCTAAAAGTTGCTGCTTCAACTTCGGTCTTGATTCTACCCACACGGGAATTTACGAATACTTCTGCTTGCCACGTTGCCATAATAATAAAGAGTAATCAGTTTTCTTAAGACTTGATTTGTTTGAGATTTCCTAAAACACTTTGAACAGATGCTTTAGTGAATCCTACTGCGTAAGGTGCAGAGTTTTCGGATACAGATGCACTATAATCCACATTATAGCACACCTTCAACACACTTTCAAGTCCCTCAATGAGGGTTTCAAGAGTAGTTTCGGGAATAGTAATGTAGTTCATATCAACCGCCGTAGAATTCTTCAAAAAGGGCATCACCAGAAAGTTCTTTTTCTTCCCAGACACGATTCGCATTTGCTTGAATCATTGCCTCTTGAACCTTAATATCAATGGGGGAAATCGTAGAGTGCCAGGTGCCGTTACGGTCTTGCCAGAGCATAACTTTGTTTGTGTGCTTACACTATAGATGCACTTTCAGGGGCCCAGTTATCAACTCTTGCCAGGTGTGAGTGATGGTTGATAATGACTTGATGGTTTTTCTCTGTTCTTCTGTAAGTCTGCTTGAAGTCTCTTACCAGTTCTTACAATTCTTTTCTTCTCGTCTCTGGTATAAGGTCTCTTTTCACCTTTTGGAAGTAGAGAACCCTTAATCATATGGTCCTCTTTATCACCAGAGGATGTTTTAGTTGGAGTTGTTTTCTTGGAAAGAAGTTGAGTTGCTGCTTTCTCTGCTTCTTTTGCTTTTGGTTTGCTTATTTCTACTTCTTTTCCAGATGCCTTTGCTGCTAGTCTTGCCTTTGCTGCTGCTCTACGCTCTGCCTTTACTTTCTCAGCATAGGATTGAGTAACTTCTTTGCTTCCTCTCTCTTTTTCGGGTTGTTGCTGCCTAGTTGAAGCTTGTTTCTGAGTTCCAATATCCTTTCTGTCTTTATAATCAGCAGCAACTCTTTCAACTTTACCAGTTTCAGGGTTTCTGACTGATTTCATTCTCCTTTTCTCGGGAGCAGATTTCTTCCTTTCAGGTGATATTCTTCCGCCAGAACCCATAGTTCTAATCTGCGAACCAGACATTACTTCTTTGTCGTAAGTTGCTTCGCAGACGGTCATAAACTCCTGAAAGGTTTTCATCTTTATACTGAGAACTATCTTTAAGTTATTTAGTCAGCATCCTTCTTAGCACTGCCCTTATAGACTTGTCCGTTTGCATAGTATTCCTTGACTTGTTCTCGGCGGGCATAAAGAAGAATATCGTATTGTTCTTGCTGTTCGCGAGTCAATTTGAAATCCTGTTTCCTCCAGGCATTTTGCAGTTCTTTAAGATGAATAAGAATGTTGGAAGTCATAGGTTCAGGATACAGGAGTTTCGTTGTCGGCGGGAGTTTCGGTGGTCACTTTGCTAGGTGTCACACGAATGTTATAAGAAGAATTGAAGAACCTACGAAAAGCAGTAACAACAATCAGAAACGTTGAGAAGATGCCCAGCAGACCAAGATAGGTCACAGCATCACCAGTAAAAGTGTAAGTCGTGGGTTCCATAGTTAAATCAAAAATCGTGAGTAGAGTTCAGGTATTCTGCGAAAGATTGGTCATCATATTCTTCCTCTTCAAAGAGAGGTTCTTCTTCCTGATACTGAAAGTAAGAACTTTCTTCAATTTGAATGTCGTCAAACTTGTCCATTGGATTGAGTTGCTTACATTACTGATGCACTTTCAGGGGCCCAGTTTCAATCAACGGGACATAATTGCTTTTAGTCTTGCTTTCTTTGCCGCAACTTCTGCCCCTGCTTCGTGCTCCATTTCTCCGTGAGCCTGACGGATTTGCATACCTTTCCAACGTGCAGATTGTCTTGCAATTTGCTTGTTATACTCATTGGGTTTCATTGTAGGATGCTGCTCTGATTGCAACTCTCTCTTAATTTCTTTCTTTAACTGTTCGCGTTCTTGTGTTGCAGATTGTCTTTCTCGTTGTGCTGCTTGATGTGAGGCAACTTTGTCTTTATGAGATTTCATTTGGTCTATTTGTCTTTGACGAAGTTGTTGCCTTCTTTGTTCCAAATCTTCTTTTATTTTCTGTATTGCTTTAACGTGCTTCTTCATAGACTTTCCACCAATTCCACCTTGCTTATCTAACATTTTATTCACCTTCTTTGCAGAACCTATGGGTCCAGATGGTCCTTCATAAGGTTTCAAAGTATATCTTGTTACTCCATCTTTTTCCGAATAAGTTCCTGGTACTGCATTCGGTGGTTCTACAGATTTCTTTTCACAAACTAAAAGAAACTCTCTAAAGGTCAGCATATCAATCTCTCCAACCTTTAGATGTTTTTACATTATATTCTTTCTTACCTGGACCAATATCAGCAATCTTATATTCAATTGGTTTATCTGTATGGATTTTTACTTTCTTTTTTGCCTCAACAATACTATCTCTCCACTCTTCACTCATATTGACCATAATTTTTTCTGCTTCTTCTGGTGTTTCAGCATAACCCTCATCAAGAAGGTGCGAAAGGATGATGTCGTAAATATCTACTTTTTCCGCAACACTTTTCTTTTGTTGCTTCTGCTTTTGCCATATTTTAAAGTTCTTATTATCTCTATCTCTTTCCCTATCTTCTCTTGTTTTTAGGGTTTTTGGTTTCCTTTGTCTGCTTGATTCGTTGTCAGCATCTAACCAAGCTGCACCTTCTTCAAGTTCCTGTTCTTGATAAAGTCCCAAATATGCTTCTTGAATATTGCGAATGTCTTTTGCGTCCATTTTTACAAATACTTTTTAGGTATTTATATTTCATTCAAACTCAAAGTTCTTATTGTCTTTTCGCTTCGGTGGAGTTTGATATGAAGAATTCACATAAACTTCAATATTCTTCTTACTATCCCAATGATGACGAATGGACATAACATTTATAATCACGCCACCAATGATGAAGAAGTTGGTTATCAAAATCTGAGCAGTAATCAGCAGTCGTATCAAGGCAACTCTGTCTGCTGTCTTATTGCAAGAAGGATGCGACTTCTCTCCTAATGCACAGTAAATGTAATATAAGATTCCTTTCTTTCTCTTTACTTTCTCATTCATATATTTCTTACTTTGTTGATGCCTTAGGTATGGATATTTCGCTATAATACTTACGATATATGATTAGTCTTGCTGGTGTTTGTTCTGGGTTTGTGGAGACTTCCAAAACCAAGTAATCATCACATATAAAATCTATAGTTCCCAGTAATCCTTTATAGATTACATTCATTTTCTCTGAAAAAATCATATTAACCGAATGCTGCTTCTAATGGTGACTTTTTGATTTGCATAGAAGAGTATGGTGTAGTATTACCAAACGAAACTTCTTTGCCCACAGTAATACTATTTACCGGGGCAAAATATTTACATTTCTTGAGAGAATAAAATCCCCACACACATTTTACTGGTTTTCCGTTGTTATAATCAAACTTTCTTTTGTAGCAAATCCAGATGCGAAAAATGTCCTTCTTAAACTCTTCCACTTCATAAAACATTTCCTCAGGACATTTGTGCTTAAATGATGGAATGAGTTTAATAGAAAGCAACATAATCAACAATCGTATTCTTTAACGTAGGATAGAAGTTTAATTTGTTCTTGGAGTTGTAGAATTTCCTTTTGTTGCTCTGTGATTTTTTGTTGCAACTGAGAAATTCTTCCTTGATACTGTTCCTTAAGTTCATTTACCATTGTATTGGTATGAGAAACGTGATTAGTCATCAGGTCGTAAATGCCTCCAAAATTCCAGATTCATACTCATCTACAAGTCCAAACTTCTGAGCATTTACTACCCGTTCCATAATACGGTCAGTATAACGGTCATCAAACTGCTTTTCATTAACAAGCAGTTCAAATGCCTCAGTGTCAGTTTCTGCAATCAAAGTAATCAGACCACCACCTTCAGAAGCTGGAAAGGGAACCCAATAATCAATCAGATAAAGATACTTCATTTGTTTTGTTAAATTACTCCAATAGTTTAAACGAAAAAGAGTCAGTCGTCAAGTTCTTTTCAATAGAACTCTTCAAGAACATAATCACAAGTGACTTCATACTTTTTGGCAAGTTCTTCAACTTCACGCCAGAAGTCTTCTGCGACTTTTTGACGCTCTGCTTCTTCAATCAGTTGCTTAAGACGTTCGGAAATCATTTAATGCACCTTTGAGGAACCTATATTACTTATGCACTTTCGGGGGCCCACTTTAACTCATTGCAGACATTAGAGGATTATTGATACGTTCTTGAGCAATCTGAAAGTATTTTTCATCACTTTCAATACCAATAAAGTTTCTGCCAGTATTCACACAAGCAACACCAGTCGTCCCAGAACCCATTGTATTGTCCAAAACAGTATCGCCATCATTAGTATAAGTTTTGATTAGATACTCCATTAGTTTAACTGGTTTTTGTGTAGGATGCAGGCCCTTTTCTTGCTTGAACTTCAATACAGTTTTGGGATACCTTGAACCGTCAGGATTATCCCTATGCTTACTCTTTGCACTGCCATAGACCTCACCAATTTTACTGATTTCTGACGAAAATCCACTGTAAGGAGTAGAATACCACATCTGAGGATTATATGTTGGTTTCTTTCTATAAAAAACCAGAATGTTTTCGTGCGACTTAAGAGGCATTACTTTTGAGTTCATTGGATTGGTTCCTTGTGGTTTTTCCCAAATCCACTCATACCGAAAGTTCTCAAGATTTGATGCTGCAAGTATAGTCGTGAATGGTTGTGCTGCAGTGAATACCATTGCACCATCTTCCTTACATATCCTGTTATACTGCACCCACAGTTTATCTAGAGGAATGATGGAATCCCATTTACAAGCAGTGGTGCCGTATGGCAAATCTACCAAGACCATATCAACAGAATTATCTGCAAGTGTTGGTAGAATGTCTAAACAATCCTTCAAATATAAATTCACCATTCCTCCATAGATTTAACCCAATCACATTCTACCAGAAGATTGATTTTTGTGCAAATGTAATCATCATTGCCAGTAGATTCTCCTGCCTGCTGGTGTTTAAACAGACGGGCATTGGATTCCATATGCTTCAAGAAATCTTCTTTAGAAAACCAAAAAAGGCGAGAACCTTCTTCAGTGGTATTAATGCCAAAGAAAACAAGACGTTCCCAATCTTTATCTTTAGAAACGTGATTGATAATAAATTGATCTTCTTTTACACCACCTTTCTTATCACGGGTGGCAAGAGAAAACTTAATTTCAGTGAGAATTCCATCAATCACACGATCGTGACCAGCAGTAGAAGTTTTGGCACGTTTGACTTCACTACCCTTTAGCACAAAATACTTGGATACAAATCGTTCACCAAACTCACCTTTTTGTTTGGGTGACATAAAAACATATCCCTCAAAAGGTGTCCCAACCCAAGGATCTTTTACATTCTGATTGATGTAATCTTGGAGAGATCCATCCTCAAAAATAGTAGTGAACATCAGAATTTATTGCCTTACATTACTGATGCACTTTCGGGGGCCCAGTAATCAAATTTTAAGCGGGAAGGGTAAGATTTGAACTTACAACACGTTGTTTTTAGTATTATTTGCTGATGTATCTTTTACAAGATAACTTTTTTAGACAATTGCTCTACCGACTGAGCTACCTTCCCGAGTCAAGATAAGATATGCGATGGGATCGAACCATCTATCGTTTATGCAAACGAATTAACCAAAGGTGGTTGCTGACTTATCTTAGTATATCTAGGTAATTTTTTTCCTATTTTCAGTAAGAGGTTTTAATTGCTGAATTACCTAACGCCGAAGTCGGGAATTGAACCCGAACCTTTCCCTGACAATGGAATTTAGAGAAATTGCTGTCCGTATCTAAGACTAGATAACCGCTTTTTAACGTGCTACCGTTACACTACTTCGGCAGGCGGAGAAGATAAGAGTCGAACTTACTAAGTTTGATGCTGTTTTATCTAAACAAGATAACCTCCGGTCCCCCAGAGAACTTCCCCATAAACAGACAGTTTTCTGTCTGATACCAGAACTAGGAATCGAACCTAGACTACCTCCTCCCTATGGATTATTGGTAATTGCTGTCTGTATCTTTTACAAGATAACCGTTTTTAAGCGTGCTACCATTACACTATTCTGGTGAAACTAGATGATTGTTTTTCTTTCCAAATAAGAAGTAAGAATTGCTGAATCATCTATGAAATTATTTTAGCAGAAGGGGGAGAGGTTGTCAACCCCCTTCATTTGTTGGTCAGGCAAATGCCTCACCAATAGGTGCATAACGTTCGTTATACACAGCATCCCTCATCACATCCTCAGGAGAAATTACTTTCCCACTCAGAACAGATTTCAGAATGGATGGAGAACAACCAGAAACCAGTGCGGTTCCAGTGTCATGTGCTTTGATAGGAACATTATCACCAATGGCATTAACATTCCAGAAAACTAGTTGAGGAAGTTCATAACCTGCCTTACGGTAGAGTTTTTGAATTTGCTCAAAGTTGGTGCGCTTGTTAGAACGACACGCTTGGTCAAACTGCATATCAGAGACGATAATCAGTTTCTCAGGCATATCTTCTGGAGCAACAGAGTTATTCTCTGCTGCACTTAGAATGGTCTTGAATACTGCCATCAGGTCAGTATTCATATTCCAAGCAGCACGGGAAAGATTGTTAATTCTGGCACCGATGGTAGCACCAGCAATCTTCTGCAGTTCTGGATTCTGGGAGAAAGTGATGAACTTATCTTTCCAGATAGGAGAAGTATTTCGCTCTGCAATATACATCGCAAGAGAGATAGAAACCGTCATAGGACGACCCATCATAGAACCAGATACGTCAGCAACAACCAGACCATTGAAAGGTTTCCCTTCGGTATAATCAGGTAGTGCTTCCCACATCAGGTCAATGGTTTTATCCTGACGTTGCCCCTTGTAGAGATAGTTATCAACAATCTCATAAGGATAGATGGTTCCTGCATTGATTTTCTTCTCACCTTTCTCCACAGCACTGAGGTATTCAGCATAACGAGTAGCATCTTGCTTTGCAAATGCCTTACGATACATGAAACCAGCACGGGAAGGAAGGTGCTCATAGTCAATTGCAGACCACTCTTTAGCACACATCTTTTGCTCAACAATCCGAATTTGAGTACGGAGTGCTGCTAGTTGCTTACGATACTGACGCTCAGTAAGTTCAAGGTGTGCTGCAATCTTACGACCCAGACGCTTGCTATCTTTGCTAGAAGCATTGATAGAAGGGAGCCACTTACCAAGAAGGGAAATTTTCAATCCTGCAGTAAGACTAAGAGTATCTGCAAGATACTGAGTCTTGATTACAGAAAGAACTTCATCCCAGACGGAAGTGTTCTCAAGAATCAGCAGGTCATCCCAACGACCATACTCAGGAATCAGACCAATCAGTTTTTTACCAATTTCACTGTTCTCTTGAATAAGGTCTTGGAACAGTTCGCGGAAGATTTTACGCTCTCCCTGTCCACCACGAATGTCACGGGAGTTGAAGAGAATACGAACTGCGGTTTCTGCATCCTCACGATATGCAAGGGCAAACAGACGCTTTGCCTTCGCAATATCATTACGGCAGGCATTGATTTGACCAAACAGGTCAACACAAGCGTTCAGCGTGGATTTGTATGCCTTTGCTCCGTTCAGAGTTTCGGTCACATTCAGTTCAGATTCAAGTGCGGTTAGAAAAGTCATAGTAATTTCCTCAAGTTGATTGGTTAATGTCGGTTAACCTAAAAGATGGAAACAGTTTTTAATGCTGTATCAACTTTTAGACAAGATAAGTTTTTTGCGTGTCTAAATTAACGGTTTAGTGCAGTAAGTTGCTGCCTTATCTTTGATTGTTTATTTAGTATAAGGCATTTGATTTTGTCTGTCAAGTGCCTTGTGTCAGTTATTCAGGTGTCACTGGCACATAATTTTCTAGACAAACCTCAAGAGTAATTGACTGGATATTGTGAATATAATCGTGTGCTGCTCTCAAATACAGTGCAGAGCGAATTCCTTCATGTTTTTCCATACTCTTCACTGCTTCATCAATCAGGAATGTGAGTTCAGACATTTCACTTATACAGAAATTCGGCAAGTTCTTCGGCAGTGAATTTATGAAGAATCTTGTTCTTCTCTGCTTCACTCAGACTATCAATGAAAACGCTTTTGCTACTCATTCTCACAATCTGATTGCAAGTCATTTCCTTTTCATTGTCACCATAAGGAAGTGCTCCATTCCATTCTGATGGAATATCCTTTTCCTTTTGAATTGCAGGTCGAACTACAATTTGATCTGGATCTGAATCTACAACAATCACATTTGGATCCTCTTTCACATAACGATATGCGAAATCTTCATTGACTGCAGCAACCATTGTGATGTAGACAATCTTAACAGGATAGAGTTTCATGATGTGTGGTTGATTATCTTGTTACTATAAAGGCACCCAGAACGTTCTGGGTGCCTCAGTGTGCCAGTTGTTCAGGTGGCATACTTGTTGAGTAGATACCTAACATAATCATCAGGAGCATCACCCAAATCTTTACCATCAGGCACCACTTCTACATAATGCCCGAACTTGGCAAGTTTTTTTCCTGCATCATCATTATCACAAACAGCAACCACAGGACGATTTAGCATTTGCAACCAGTTTCTATAATCCTTTGGTGGATTATTTGCCATAGCAGCAAGAGCAGATTGTCCCACATTTGTCATACGGGCAGCATCAAAGATTCCTTCAGTCAGATAGACAACACCATCTGACTGATAGAGACTCTCAGTGCCCCATACAACTACTGTTTGGTGATTCTTGTTTCTGTAGGTGTAGTATTTGCCCTCCAGTTTAGAGTTGAAGATTTTCTTATCACCATTTGGGTTGTATTGCTGGTATCCTACCAGTTGTCCTGATAGGTTCCAACAATAAAAAGTGGCGATGTTGAGTTCTTCATCTAAAAATGGACGATGTAGTTCAAGGTTTAGGTGTCGTTGCAACAGGTGCTTCCTGAGGTCTGTTACATTCTCTTTTTCCATCTTTAATACCCTGACCGTAGATAGCAACTGCAATATAAGCAATGAATGCGATTTTTAGAAGGTTAATCATAATTTACTTTTTCAGAGTGGGCATCAGACGCAGGCCATCACGGAAGATTGCCTTGCGAACTTCGGTATTCAAATCATCCAGAACTTTCAGACTCCACAGAGTATTCGTAAAGAACATTTTTTCCAGTTCCTCACGGATACGATCTACAGATACTTTGGTCAGCATTTCAGCAGCAAAATCACTGTTGATTGCATCCCAAGTATCGGCATCCATATTAAACCCTTTAGTTACAAAGAACCTCAGTGCCCTCATGACCCTCAGACCGTCCTCTGCGATGCGTTGGGTAGGATCACCCACAAACCGCAGCAGACCCTCCTCCAGATCGTTCCTGCCCCCGAATGGATCCACCAGTTCCCCATTCAGAATTGCCATCGCATTGACGGTAAAATCCCGTCTCTGCAGGTCATCCATCAGGGTTCCGGGCAGAACAAAGTCAGGGCGGCGACCATCACTGCTGGGACCATCCTTACGGGCAAGCACAAAATCAGCAACATTAGTGCGTTCTTTCAGTGGATGACCATCAGGAACTTGTGCCCGAACAGTAAAGAATTCAGGAGTTTCCAGAAATACTTTGAACCCCTGTTCTTTCAGGTGAGTGCAGAGAAACATAAATGCGGCATCTGCATTCAGAAAGGTATCAGCATTTTCAGGAACAGCAACAAAATCAACGTCTTTGGAATCCAGTCCCAGGAACTTATCCCGAACTGCACCACCGACTTCTGCGAATTGGAACATTTGAACCCTTTGCTTATGAGAGTATTATAAAGCAGAAAAGGGCACCTGTAGGATGCCCTTGTGACAGTTTAGAAAGTGTCACTTACCGTCAGAGAAACCACCAGGGAGGAAGTCCATCTTAGCACCATTGATAATCACCATCTTCTGAATGCTACCATTCTCAAATGCTGCCTTGAGAATTTCGTTACGTTGATACTCCAGAGATTGGTTGGTCACAGTAGAAGCAAGTGCCTTGTTTTGTTCTGCTTTCAGTTGAGCAGTGCGAGTCTTCACTTCCTGTTCCTTGTAGTCAGATTGAGCAGCAACCACACGATTCACAGAATCAACCAGTTGTTCGGGCAGGTCTGCCTTTACAACCACCACAGATTCAATATCAATCTTACCAGCAAGATTGTTCTTCTCCAGAGCAATATTCAGGTTCTGTTTGATAGTTTCCTGAATTTTATCCAGACTGCTGTTCACTTCCAGAGCAGGATATTCATCAACCGATTGATTCACAGCAGAAGTAATCAGACGCTTGATGAAACTTGCCATCAGTTCAATCTGACCATTCTGACTCAGAGAGTGATTAGTAATATCATAACCAGTGTAGAACTCATACAGACTGGTAGGAGACAGACTGTAAGTAACCACAACATCCATATCTTTCATAATGGTGTTGTCTTTGGTCTTAGGAGTCAGGTCGTTAGATTGAACAGTAATCTTACGGGTATTGAATACCTTGATAGAACCCAGACCATCATACTTGATTCCAGGAGTGAGAATCTCATTCTTCACCTTACCTTGGAAATCAGTGTAGAGGCCATTTTCACCAGTGTTGATAGTGGTGAATTGACCAGCAGTGAGCACAAGGGCAAGAACAACTGCACCACCACCGATAGCAACTTTTGCGAGAGACATAATAATTTAAGTTAGTTGAGTAAAGAACAATCAGTCAGAAGTGAGACCAGCATAGACAAATGCTGCTCCCAGAATAAGAATCAGAACAAGAGGCAGCATCTTGATAAAGAACAAGACAGGAATACCTCTTGCAAGAAGCACAAGGAGAATCAGAAGTATTCCGATTCCTGTACCAAGAATGCGTCCAATCATAGCATCATAGTAGAGGAAGGTTCATCGCCACAATAAAGTCTCACAGATAGGGAATCTTGGTACTTTTGGGCACATTGTCGGTACTCTTTCATCGCATCTTGATAACGATTGAATTTAATGGAGTCTTCAATCGCCTCAAATGTATAACCGGCACCTACAAGAATCAGCATTGAAACAGTGGTAATGCCAGCACAAATGCCGGCAAACTTCAGAAATTGTTTAGTATCTTCGTCCATTATTTGATAACAATAAGTTTTTCTTGAGGAATCAGATTCAGAATTTCATCCGTTGTAGGAGATTCTTTTTCTCCAAGAAACTCATTACAAATACCCTGATAGTTCAATCCAAATTCGTGAGTGAATACAGGACGACCCAGTGACTTCTCAACTGCTTCGTGAAATACATCAAAGGGGCAACAGAGTTCAGAAGTGAAAAGTTGAAATTCAGCAATCTCTTCATAAGAAAGTCCTTCCCACCAGTTGGTGTTGTAGAGTTGAATTGCCTTTTCCTTACCAATAGAATTTTTAGGAGACATAATCAGTTATAAGTACAGAGTTGAGTCACACGACCGTATTGAATGCCCTCAGACCATTTGCCACCAGCATTCAGGCAAGAATCTTTGGTTTGAATAAAAGAATTGCCTGAGATTGCACCGATACCAATAGCAGCAAGAATGCCAAGAATAGCAACGGCAATCATCAGTTCAACAAGAGTAAATCCTTTGGAGTTCATCACAGTTTGAAAGGAGAAACAATAATACGGGGTTCAACATAAACAGGACGGGTCTTGCCACTACCACTGGGATCAGAACACATCACCCAAGTGCCATCAGCACTATCAGGAGAGAACAAACCATTAGGATCTGCCTGAGGAAGAGTCGTGCCAGTGTATTCATACTTCTCAGGATTGGTATATTGTGTAGCAGCAGGAATACCATATCCAATAGAATTACACAGAAACACGGGAACACCAGTAGTTTCGGGAAGAGTGTAAGTGTAGGTCACAACACCATCCTGATCACGCATTTCAATAATCTGCTTCAGCAACTTACGCTCACGGAAGTTCTTGATAGCAGGCATACCAGTTTGCGAAGTTGCCTCTTTCAGAATACGTTCTTGTTGAGAACGTTGAGTATCATCAGAATCCGCTTCAATTTCACAACCAGTCAGGGTAAGACCAAGAATAGCAAGTGCGGCAACAGAAACGATAGTTTTCATTTGTTTGTTTGAACTGAAGTTAGTATAGGGTAGATTTGCTGAGAATGGGAAGGGTCTTGTGCCAGTTTAGAAAGTGTCCTCAACCCTTATGATTTTTATCAAAAGGTGCCTTGAAATAATGATTAGCAGCAGAATGGTAAATCATCACACCTTCAGGATTCATAAAACCTTCAGAAGCAACAGAACCATTAGTTTCAAGATTATACATTACATCATCAATTGCATTAGTGCTAAACTCTCCAGTATAAAGAGTTGGAACCACATGGCAACAGGCAGGAATGTTTTCATAATTCCAGATATTCACATTGAACAGAGAAAACCTCTTCTCACCTTTAGGGAGATTGTATCCTCGTTGAATGCCACTACCCCACCACTCTCCATGATGACGACCAAAACCAAGTTTCATCAGTTCATCTTTATTTTCAGATGCCCAACGATGAAAACCAAAGTTATCGGATTCTGCACTCAACCAACGATTGCGACTTCCAATAAACATATCTCCATCATCAGTGATGTAGATAATGCCATTAGTTCCATCAATCTTTTCAGTAACCACGCATTCCTTATGAAGGCGGGGAATTTTAGGAAAAGCAATAAATTCAGGATAGTTAGTAGTCATCAGAATCACTGAGGAAGATTAGAAATAAAGGACTGAAGATCGGAAGGCATGGCATCAGCAGGAACTTCAACGGCACGATGCCGAATCACATCAGCAAGTGCTTTCTTATGTTCAGGTGATGCTTTGATGTATTCAAACTGCATGTTCTGAAGTTCTTGAACAGCACCAGTTCGGAAGGATTTGGATTGCTCAAAAGTGTTCCTACGAACATTCTCAAACTTAGGAGCAAAGAATCCAGTGAAGATCAGTTCATGATAGGTGAGTCCCCATGTCAGGGCACCTACACCAATCACACCACCGAAAATAGCAAGAATAGGTTTCATTGGGTTTCGTTGTTTACTTGATTATTATAAGGCATCAAAGGGCACCAGTGGGATGCCCTTGTGCCAGTTTTCAGATTGCCTCAGTGACGATCTTGGCACCCTTGAATTTGGCACGGGCACCTTTGTTCTTAGTATCCACACCAGTCACAACAGCAACCTGAGGAGTGGTAGAACCAGTGTGAAGCAGCACATCACCTTTCTTCAGAACATCAGGAGTGCCGATGTAATGAGTTTCCTTGCCGTTGATAGAGGCACTGAAAGTATAAGGAACCACTTCTTCCAGGTCTTTCTTATCAAAGACATGAATAGCACCAGTGCCCTTTTCTTCAATCAGATATTGGTTCTGACTGTTGGTGCCAATGTGAGTGCCATAACGACAACGGTTCTCACCATCAATCGTAAAGGAGTAGAGAGTTTTAGTATCAGTGGTCATTTCAGTTTCCTCTTCGTAAAGTTTTAGATCTCGCTCGTAAGCATAAAAAGTTTGTCTGGAGTGAAGATACCTACAAGTATAGTATCCACCAGAAGCGTAAGTAACCTCACCAGGCTTTTTACCATAGATTTTGGTGACAATATCACCAACATTAAATTGTGCCATAATTAAAGATTTTCAACCTCATAGAGTAGGACTTCAACTTCTTCTTCGGATTGCCACCCGAGAACATCATCAGTGATTGGAGTATCATAGCAGATTTCCCATTCCCAATCAAGGTCTGCACCATATCCTTTTTGGACATATCGTTTGAGGATTGCTACCTCATAGAGTCCCACATCAGCACCATAAGAACCACCAAATTCAGTGGTAAAACGCACTACACTTACACCATATCCATTATCAAAGTAGTGGATTGCTTGAATACCAGTGTCTGGATAGTTGGGGTGTGGTTTGAATTGTAGGTCAGAGAATTTCATAATCAATTAGTTTTCAGGGTTTCTCGGCAATAGACAAATCGATTCCACTCTTCATCACTGAAGTTATCTGATGCGTATGGAATACCTACAACATAGGCACAGAATTTATTCGCATCTTCTGAGCGGTTTGAAGATGCAATCAGAGCAGAAGCGATTAGTTCAAGCACAAGAGTTAGTCAGTATGTTCGTTGCTTACATTACTGATGCACTTTGAGGGGCCCAGTAATTTTCAACCACCTCGTTCTTTTAGACTTCTTACAAGATACTCAGTGAACTGTTCCTGCTTGTCAGGATGAACTTGTGTGATATTATAGTCAATGGCATTTTTCAAATCAACCATTTCTTTCCACTCATCTTGTGTGAGTTCGCTGTTGTTTTTTCTTGAAAATGTCATATATTAATGTGAAATATCTTTAAATCCTAACATATCTATGCGAAAAACCCCTGTTCTTAAGAATGTCTTTAGGTTGTCGCAATGTTGCTTAATATCACATATCAGTGAAAAAGCTTCCAAAGATACCACTATCGCCTGGTTTGCGATTCTCAAGTTTATCCATAAGATTTTCAGTCTTTTCAAGAGTATCAATAGCAAACAGAATATCTGCAAGTTGCTTTGATACAAAAGATTTCTCATTTACTGCAGAAATCTTAAGAGCATTGCGAAGATGACTTTTAACTTCAAGAAGTTCTTCGGTCAGTTTTTCAGAGAGTGCCATTTTGTTTTTGTGTAGGTTATAGTATTTTATCAGAGTTTAGGAATTTAACAAAGTTCGGTAATCCTCCTCAGGAAGCATACAAAGAGCACAAGATGCGATTTCGTAAATATCTTCTTTTGTAAGGCCTTCCAGAGTCATACAACGATTATTATCAAAACTGATGATGAAAGAGTATCCATCGTGCTCGTTATATGCACCAGCAGTCTGTATTTTAGAAGTCATTGTACTTTCTTAAGTGTAAAGGAACCATCTTGATTGTCAAGATACTCCAGAACATCACTTTCCTTCCATTCAAGTTTATCTAGTAGGTCATTGGGAAGAGTGATGAAACTTTCTCCACTTGCATCATCAATTTCTACAGGAAGAATCCATTTACTTGGTGTAGAATTTGGTTTGTTGTAGTATTCTTCTTCGCGAATACTATATTCATCTTCTTGCCAAAAACTATTCCACGATTGCTTGCAATAATCAGAAAGATTATCACTATCGCAGACACCAACATTATTTCCTGCAGGGTCTATTTGCACTCCATCTAATGCTAGAACATCAGTTACCTTGTTACCATTCAGAAGAGAGAGAAGTTCATAAGTTCTTGTCGTATGATAATTAAAATAATCATACTCTTGCCTTACTGCATTCACAATGGTTTCATAAATTTCCTCAGGAGATGCTTCTGCAGACAGAATGGCATCGGAAATCCAATTTTCCAAGTTCTCTAAAGAATACTTTTTATAATCAAAATCAGTCATCACGTCTCTTGGGTTTAGAACAAATTTTACAATAGTAAGAAAAACCACTTTTAAAGGATTTTACCTCTTCAAAGTGGTCGTTATCAAGTGGTTTCTCAACTTTACATTTACTACACTTTCTCTTGCTTTCTGAGGTGCTTGAGGTTTTTGTAAAGTTCTTTAATTTGCTGATGTGCCTCTTCCTGAGACATTTTACCTGAGATTTCAAGTCCAGCAATAATTCCCGCACGGTCTGCAAAATTAGCAAGTGCTTTTTCATATTCGTTTAGTTCTTTATACATTTTGTCCTCTCAATTTGAGTATTTATTTCAAAAATCAGAGAACTCCTACCTCCTTAAGATAATTTCTATAGATCATAAATCGGGTAACACTTGGTTGCCTTGGAACATTCAGTTGATAACATATTTCGCAGTATTGCAACCAAGCACACCAGGGAGTAGTTTCGTCATAAACGTGATAATTCATAGAATATGCCTCCAGAATTGTTCACCTTTTTGCAGAGAAAGAACAACTGTAGTATGTTCCCGTTTTTGCCTATCTAAGTCTTTTTCTTTAAAGTAAAGATTAGACCTTTCTACGGCACAACGAAAAACATCACTCCACAGTTTTTGATTTGGTGTCATTTTTAGTTTCATTGTGAAGTTCTTTGATTGCCTTTAAGACCTCTTTGGTTTCTTCCCATTCAAAGGTGGTTCCAGATTTAGTTGTATAAGTGCGTTTAGTCATAATTTTTCAAATGATACAGAGTTAAATTTACCTTTTATTCCTCTAAGATGTAACTTAGTGTGCCAACTATGGACTTCTACTTTTTCAATTTGATAGGTGTCTCCTGTAATTAGAACTTTTGTTGGGTCATCATTAGAACCAAATCTTACTTGGTCACTGTCAGAACCAGTATAGATTACCTTATCGCCTATTCTAAAGTTTTCCATCTAAAATGCTTTTTCTTTTCGTATTTAGAGTTGATAACTCATTTTACCGTCGTATTTTGTCACGGTTTCATCAATCTTATTCTCAAATTTACTCTTCAAGTAATGACGAGTGGAAAAAATACATTGCTCTTCTGTGAGCGATGTAATGATACCATTGCCTTCTTTGTCAAAGGATTGATAGGTTCCCCATTTCTTTTTTTCAATACGAAAACTATCATCAATCCAGTTATACTCACTCATCAACATTCTCCAATTGCAATTGTCGGATTATTTCAAACCTAATAGGAATAATATGAGAAGAAAGAAATCCTTCCCACAAATTTCCCTCTACCAGTTTAGTCATATCATCCAAATGAGTCAAGGCTAAGGTAAGTTTTTCCTTTTTAGTCATTTTGGTTTTCTTGGTTTTGGTTTTGCTTTTGGAGTTCCAGCAGTGTTTCTAGGTTTATCCACGCTTTTGGTGCGTTTCCTACCTGTATTTGCACTTCCAGCACTGTTTTTTGGAGTTCTTTGTCGTACCGTTTTCTTGTCTGTTTTACTAGGCTCAGTGGATTTTTCATCGCGATAGAATACCTTAATTTTTCTTTTGTCCAGTTTATATCTGTCTATATGCTTCTGTAGGTCCACCTTATCCTTAAACCAACAGATTCTATTCTCTTGAGTAACTTCTAGCCTTACTGGGAAAGTTTCATAAGGGAACAAAGAAGTATCAATCATCCAACAACTCTCCAACAAACAGTGGCATTTCCTTTACTTGTGGATGCAATGTGAGCAAATGCAGCATAGGAAAGGTCAATATTTGCGTGAGAATACGGACCCCTATCATTTACTCGCACGATTACCTGTTTTCCATTATCTTGATTTGTTACACGAATCTTTGTTCCCATTGCAAGATGGGGATGGGCCGCAGTCCAACGGTAAGCATCAAATCGTTCTCCATTGGCAGTAGTTTGTCCGTGAAATCCATCACCCATTCCATAGAATGTAGCAATTCCACAAGTAAGACCAGCAATCAAAGTTTCAATCATTGAGTTCCTCCATAAGATTTTTGTGCGGCATCATAACCTACCTGAAAGGCAGTTTTCAACCACTTGGTCATAGATTTTGTATCACCAGACCTTGAGGCATAATAGAAATCATCCCAGAATCGTTCGGAACGATAAGAGAATCCTTCCAGTTCATTGAACCATTCCTCAAAGATTTCTTCTGTTTCTGTGATGTTATTCATTGGTTCCATCAAGTTCGTCGGCAATAGAAATAAGTTGTTTTTGGATTTTCATTTGAGTGTGATGAACTGCAGCATCCACAGGATTTCTGTAAAGTGGAATCACCTCAATTTGATTTACAACAGCACGGAGAGCAGCAGCAATACCAGAACGATTGTCTTTTGAATCATTCCACCAAGCATCCATTACTGCTTGTGCTGCTGGAGAAAGTTCAGTCATAAAATCTCATTCATATGTAAATATTATAATGCATCAATCACAATCCTGACAGTCCTCTGTGCCGGTTTCCAAAGTGTCACCCACCAAGTCCATAATCTCATTCATCATATCTTGAGTGAATGGAACTGTCTTTACTTTACCAGTTTGAACATCATCTGCCATTTGCATTAGTTCTTCAAGAAACTCTTTGGGGTATGTTTCATCTTCAAGAGAATCCCAAAAGTATAAGATACACTGCTCCAGTGGGTCATCATCTTTCAGAAGAGCATAGTTCTTCTGTTCTTCCTCAAACCACATCAAATGTGTCCAGTTAATGAAAGCAAGTCGCATAGATTGAAAACCTGTTGCAATACAGTGACCAATCCAATATTCCCACCAGTTAAGTGTGGTTTTTGCCTTGTCAGTGGATAATACTTTCTTGCTAAACATTTTAAGTGGGTTGTTCTTGTTTTTGAGTATAAACTTGAGGGAAAATCTTGTTTAGAATCTCCTCACATACCTTATACTGATTTCCATTCAAGGAAACTTTATTCATTTGATATTGCCTAACTGCATTGAAAATGACTTTCTGTTCTTCGGGAGTAAATTCCATAGTTTTAGTCATTTTTATAAGGGGGAATTACACAAACTCCAATTACTTGAGAGTTCTTGTATTTTTGTTTAATCAGAATCTTTGCCTCTTGAAGTGTATTTGCTTCAATCATCACATCAATAGTTTTACCATCTAAAATCATTGTGGTGTTGTATTTCATTCTTCCTCCATTTCAAAACTCATATCAAATTCTGGCAGGGGCAAATCTACCATTTCATAGCACCAATAGCAAAAGTTCATAGTTTCAACCATATCAACATCCCAATTACAACACTCTACCGCAATACGAAGAGTTGATAGAAACTCTGGAGTAAGAAGTTCTTTGAGATCTTGTTTTTTCATTTTGTTTCCCAAGGTGAAGTTCGTTCAAGCAGTTCTTTCATTCTTTTCATTGCTTCTGGGTCAGGTGGTTCTTGTAGTTTCTTCACAAGAAAATCATAATCTTCTGCTGGTAGGTAAATCTTTTCTGGTTTTGCTCCAAAGTATTTGATACACTTGCGTTCATATCTCCATTCCTTGTATCTATACCATAAGGTGAGAAGAAAGTTTTTCATCTTTCCTCCAAATCTCCATTAAAGTTGTTCAAATACATCCAAAACCACCAATTATCATCTTCTGTATCAAATTTATCATATCCGCCAAGTTGAGCGTAGAAAATATGTGGATACATTAGTTTAAACCAACAATCAAAACACCAACTCCACATATGTCGCCTAATCCAGAACTGTTGAAGTTTTTTATTCATTAGTAAATACTCCCTTCCTGATTGGGTTCGTTGCTACCAGTGCATTCTAGCATATGATTGGTTGCTCTTGGGCATCTTTTATTACCGCATTCGGGACAAAGTACCATTCGTGCCATATTATAAAATCCAGTTTCTTTCTTACAGCATTCGTTACACCAACACTTATCAAAGTTCCACTGTTGCTCAAGAAGATTCATTTGTTTTTTGCTCAATTTCATCAAGTTTTTTAGAAACAAAATCAGCAAAGTCAAGGTCTTTCATATCTACCCAAGCATCATCTGCATTATCTTCACCCTGCCAATGGTCAAGAACATACTCTTGAAATCCAGTAAAGATTAGAATCGCATATCGTTTATGAGTATCTGTAATCTCATCACTTGAAGAAGCAGAGGCAATGTATCTACACACATAATCAAAAAGGTCTTCAATCGTAAATTTGTCAGTCATTTCCCAATACCTACTAATCAAAAAATATTAAAAATTTTATTCAACCAAGAATCCTTAATGTTTGGTTCTGGTTCTGGTGCATCTTTTGATTTCCAATACCTACCATTCTGACCACAACGCCTATCATAATCCCTTTCAGAACTGCAATATGTTTTAGCAACTTCTCCAGTTACGGGATTTGGTTTCTTTTTCAGTGCTGGGCAAGTGCATTCATCCAACCACCCATTAGTATTCATTGAACTGTCATAGTGCTTATAATACACACAGTCCTTACAAAGTTTAGTCATTTGTTGAGAATTCCGCAATTTTGTTTGTTACCAGAAACATATGAAGGAAGAACTCTTGCCACACCACAAGGAACAAATACTTTATAATATGTCATTGTTCCACCTTCTACCTTTTCTTTTTTTCCAATCACAAATGAGTTGATTTCCTCTTTCGTGAGACGATATTGTTTAGTCCTTTTCCATCCCACAAACTCAGTTCCTTCTTCGGCAGCAAAAGCATTTTCAATCTTACTCAGTGCTCCTCCACCATCAACATATTGTTTGTCAATATCATCAATATGCCAATACCAACCATTAGTATCATAGACAAACCGAACAAGACCTTTATCTTCTCCAGTCAGACGCATAGTAGCACAGAGAATATCATACTCAATAATGCCATTAGATTTGGCATCTGGGTGAGTTGGATTGTAGATAAAAAGTTTGGTCATTTTTTCAAACTGTGAAGAAGTTTTGCGATTTGTTCCTCTGTGAGGTCTTTGATTGCTTCCTTTGCTTTTTCTACTGCAGAGTCAGAGGGTTCATCAAAGGTTGATTTGGTTTTGATTTCGTAGGCACCTTCACCGTAGATTTCTTGAAGGTCAGACGTTATAAAACTACCACCACAGGGAATATTGACATAACATCTGTTTGAAGAAAGAGATTTAACCACCGTTCCAAACATCTCATTATCATTCACACACTTAAAATAAACTTTCTGACCTTCAAAATCTGAAAGATTAATGTTGGGACTACATTGTGCAATGCCGTTCATAGTTGGGTTGATTGGTGTGATTGATGTGATTTGAGATCTAGTATAACCCTTCCCTTTTTTATTAAAGAACCATCCACTTATGGAATAAGGATATGATTCCCATTCATTGATAAATTTAATAGTGCCAATAATTTTAGTTTCATCGGCAAGAGTTCCCACAACTTCTTGTCCGATGTATTTTGAAAGGTCAATAGTCATTTGAGTTCTTTGTGTATAAGAGTATTATAGACCAAAAAGGGCACCTATGGGATGCCCTTGTGCCAGTTCTTTATCTGTCCTTATGCTACCCCATCAGCACTGTCTTTGAACTCTCTAACTTTTTTCAGAAATGCAGTTGCTTGTTTATCCAATCGTTCAATCAAGTCCTCAATATCAACAATATCAATCTGGTTATATTCCCGATTGAGATTCTCACACCTCAACGCATCAATCATACATTGAAGTGTAATCATTTGCTGATGCTCTGGTGTAATAGGTGTGCCGTGAGGAAGAGAAGCACATTCAAGATTGTAGTAATCATTGTATCGTTGAAGAATACGATTACTTCTTTGTTCGCGTTCAGTGCGTTCAATGTCAGCAAGTTCTTTCAAAGCACCAGAATACTCATCAATAAACTCCAGAGCATTTTTGATTACTTCTGGTCTTACATTTTGATTATCAGTCACCTTCCAACTCCACGAAAGGTATTACAGAGAATTACTTTTTTAGAATTGATTGATACAGAAATATTATATCCAAGTTTTTCAATAATACTTGTTATGTTACTTGCGTGGCGACTAACATTACAAGTCACTGGAAAATGGTCAATAAACTCCACTTCCTTTCCGGGATTCGCAAGTGCATTTGCAATTGCTTGCATATAAAGTGTAGTGGTTCTTCCAGTTCCCCTGTCTTTTTGTTCTTCATATCTATGAATGAGATTACTATATTTCTCAACTAATGGAAGTGGAATATTATAATAATTGATATAATCCTGAAGGTCTTTGAGTCCTTCGTAAAGTTCTTCTGCAAGTTGTTTGTCGTAAGTCATAGGTTCCTCTTGTGTTGTTTAGTATAAATCTCTAAGGTTTTCTGCGGTTTCAAGAATTACTTTCCTACCAAGTCCTTTGGGTATCTGAAACTTGATTCGGTTTCTATAGTAATCAAGGTTTCCCTTTGTAATTGGATAATCACTCAAATTGAATGATGCTTCTATGTGTGCAATCTTACTTTCATCATACCTATCAAATCCATATCCTGTCAAGTAGTGTATGGAGTCGTGTTGAGAAACAGCAGTCGCATAAGTATCATAATCAGAGTAGATATCAACATAAGGAGAATCAATACTCTTGAGATACTTGAATCTCTTAGATGTGATGGCTGGAGTAGGACATACACCAAAATAGAATTCCTCCAATGTTTGTGATGGAGGAACCCATTGAAGTGGTTTGAGTTTAATTAGAATGTCCTTCATTACTATAAATCTTTGATTTGATTTTGTTTAGAAGTTCATTATGAGAATCAACAGCAATTTCAGTTTCTATCCTTTGTGTTCCTTTACTATTTTGTTCGGCAGGCAACCATCCATATATTTTATTGCACAAATCTTGAATCATAGTGGTTCTATCCATATCACCCCGAATATTGAAAATAGTAGTCCATTCCCTAATCACATCTTCTAAGGTTTTCCCAAGTCGCAACCTTATACAATCAAGTTCTTCAATAGAAATAAATCCCTCAATCTTTTTTTGTGTGTCTTGCCACCCTTCAGATTCTTTTGCTTCTCTGAATGCTTGTTTTAGTCCTTCTTCAACTTGCTCTGGAGTTTGTGGTGTTGGTTGATACTCTCCTACCTCATAAGTTTGCTGTGCTTTCATCCAACCCATTTGAAATGCTCTCCACCTTATATCATCAGTATTATCAACACTTTCATCCGTTGGAGGATACTTACCCATCCACTCTTTATATGCTTCCTCTGCTGGACTCTTATACTTTTCCATTTCTTCCAGCAACGCAAGTTTTGATTGCAAAACTTTGATTTCTTGTTTTACTTGTTCAATTTCTTTATTTTTCATTTTATTCACCAAAGTAACGAGTGGCATTAAGAGTGTTGCTTTTTACAACTTCCTCAAATGCTTCACCTAAAGTATCAGCAAATCCACAATAACGGTCAATGTGCTCTGGACC